AGTATTTGACTGATCGCATGAAGCATGGTCAAAATCTTATGATAGCTCAAGGCTCCGAAGATTGGTTTAAGGATGCAGCATCGTGGTTTTGGCAAGGCAGAGGAACTCGTGAGCAGAAAGGTGCTGCTGCTGTTTACATGAACGCTATTAAAGCAAGGAAGAATTTTCTTCTAAACTTACCTTCGACAGGCAAAATAGCTAAGCGTATCAGTGGTGGTATCAGAGCAGAGTTCTCGAAAGCCAAAGTACTTGTGTTCTCTGAGCTTACAGCTCAAGCTGACAAGATCAGTAAGTATACCGTACACTCTAAGAACTCGAATAAAGTCAATGCTCAGTTAATTGAGGACTTTAATTCCGGCTCAGTCAGAGAGTTAGGTAGCTGTAACTCGCTTACGCTTGGGTTGAATCTTGTAGGTGCAACTCATGCGGTAATGGAGTCTTATATAGGCTCAGCCACTAAATCCAAGCAAAAGAAAGGTCGTCTTGATCGCCTTGCTTCCGATGAACACGCTGATATGTGGATAATCAAAGTTCCCGGAACGCAGAGTGAAAAATGGTACAAGAATATGACCAAGAAGTTTGATTTAGGTGAAGCAGTGTATTTAAACAGCGATTTTATTTTACGAGATGATTTCGATTATAGAAAGTCTGAGATCAAAACAAAAGTCGCTACCGATAACCCTTGATTTAATGATAAGTCTCATTGAGTTGGATTACAGTGAGGAAGAAATTCCTGATTTATCCAGCCTTTGCCATGTACTCAATGAGACCTTTGACACAGAGTTTACTGAAGATGAAATACTCTTCAGTACTCTGTCGTCATTTGAGGAAGAGGATGTGCGACTTCAGTATAAACATCTAAACATTTTTCACACATGATTGATCAGAGATACCTGACAATTTATGAGCAGTTTCAACCTCACATGAGTTTCATGGAGTTTATACTGTTCATTCTTGTCTATGAGGAAAAGTATGATTTTCTCAGGATAGCTCATAATGACAATTTCATAGAGTTCACTCAATCTATCAGACGATTAGAAGCAAGTGGACTTGTGAAATGGCATGGTGAAAACCCTGAAGAAATCACACTTAGAAAAACAGGTGAAGAATTATTTAAGAAGCACGTTGGAACGAAGAAAAAGGTAACGACAGCAAAGGAAGTAAGCCAATGGGTTGAGTCTTGGAGGGAAATATTCCCCGAAGGTGTCAACGCTGGTGGATTCAGATATAGAGGTGATAAAGCTGAAGTAATCAAGAAAATGATTAAATTTGTCAATACTCACGACTACACACTCGAACAGATATTTCAAGCAACGAGAGACTACGTAGATAGATTTTCCCTTAAAGGTTACGCATATATGCAACAGGCACATTACTTCATTGAGAAGCGTGGTGTAGGCTCAACTCTGAGCGCAGAGTGCGAAGGATTAACCGAAAAGTCTAACAACAAAGAAGAAGGGGGAAGTTATGGCAGATCAATCAAGTAAAGTTTTACCCATGTTATCTCTTGAGGATGCAGCACGTAAAGAGCTGCGTTATATCAAGGGTAGGATGGAGAATAAGATCAAATCCCTTAAAACACCGTGGAAGAAGTTCGATAAAGCAGGAATGAACGGTATCGAATGGGGAAGTATCATCACTATCGCAGGTATGTCAGGTAGTGGTAAGACTGCAATTCTGAATGAGCTTGAAAGCGGTTTGTTTGCTATCAATCCCGAAGAGAATTTTGCAGTGCTATCATTTAACTTCGAAATGATGGCAAGAAGGCTCGTTGGTCGGAAGATTTCTAAGAAATTAAGAATGACTACCACTCAGATTTATAACGCAGATGTTGAAAACCAAGACAAAAATATTACAGAACAAACTTATCAACGAGCCGTTGATTATGCACAAAGTATAAAGGATTTACCACTTTGGTATGTTGATATTCCCGGAACCGTACAAGAAATTAAGAATACAATCGAATATTTCGCTATGGGAATGGAGTGCAACATAGATCGTGGTATCCTCGTTACCCTTGATCATTCAATATTAGTTAAGAAGTTTGGAGAACAAAATCAAAATCAGGTTCTTTACGAATTAGCTGCTATGTTTAATGAACTCAAGAAAAAGATTAAAGCATCCTTTGTTATTGTGAGTCAGTTGAATAGAGGCATTGAGGCTGTAGAAAGAATACAGAACAAGAATCTACACTACCCACAGAAATCGGATGTATTCGGAGCAGATGCACTGTATCAATATTCTGATATTTTTATGATTGCGCATCGTCCGGAACTGTTGAATCTCAGAGCGTATGGACCACAGGACTTACCTGTAAATGGAATCATTTATTTTCATTTCATTAAAACTCGTGAAACAGAGCCATTTATCGCAAAGATGAGAAACAATTTAAAGTACAATCAGGTCTTAGACTATGATTGATTGTTGAACCAAAACAACTGTATGGATGCAAAGAAAATCTTACTAATTTTGACTATCTTAGTAGGTTTCCGCACCAACACAGCGGAGGTTTCGATTGTAGAACCTGACACTTTTATAGACTCGACAGAGTTTGTTGAGGCTCACCGTGTCAGAGACTATGCAGAAGCCTACACTATGTTGATTGACACCCTGAAGTGGCATGAAGGTTACAGAGCTTACCCCTATAAATGTTTAGCAGAGGTTTGGACTGTAGGCTACGGTCACGCAATCAGGGATTGCGATGAGTTTGACTATCCTATGAGCGAAGAAGAAGCAGATTCTCTTTTAAGAGTTGATTTAGATTGGGCGATTGAGTTTGTAGAATCATCTACAGACCTTCAGCACACTCAGCTCCTTGCTATAGCTCACTTCGTTTTTGCTCTTGGCAGTGGTAACTTTCAAAGAAGTACCCTGAGAGAGCTTATAGCGAACGATCTACCCATAGATGAGGAAATAGTCAAATGGGTCCATATCAGGACCAGAGATGGAATCATACGCAGTGAGCATTTAGTCGGTTCAAGGCGTATGGAGTTGAAACTTTATAACACTTAAAAAGCATGAGCGAAATTATTGCAGTCGTAGGACAAACTGGAACTGGTAAATCTACTGCTGTAGAGACCCTCGATTCTAAGGAAACGGTTATCATAGGTATAATTGATAAACCGCTTCCTTTCCGTGGGTGGAAACAGAAGTATTCATCCGGAATCCAGCAAGGCGGTAATTTCTTAGTTAGTCATGACTCAGCTCAAATCGTGAAGGTTTTAAAGTATATCAGTACAGATCGACCTGAAGTAAAACAGATCGTGATTGATGATTTCCAGTATATCATGTCTACCGAATTTATGAATCGGGCACAAGAAACTGCATGTCAGAAGTTTACTGATATTGCAAAGCACGTTTGGGATGTTATTAACGCAGCAAAGAGCCTAAGAGAAGACCTCAAGGTTGTGTTCTTAACCCATGATGAGATCATTACTGAGAATTTCCAGCCAAAGCGGAAGATTAAGACAATCGGAAAATTGCTCGATGATAAAGTTACACTCGAAGGATTATTTACAGTTGTGCTATTTACAGATGTTCAGAAAAATAAGGAAAAGAACGGATTAGAATATACTTTTATTACTCAAAACGATGGAACAACAACAGCGAAATCTCCTCGTGGGATGTTCGCTACCTTCAATATCCCAAACGATCTCAATAAAGTACTTACTGAGATCAATGCGTATTACGAAGGATAACCTTATTTTTAAATCATATAAAATCTTAAAGAATTATGGGTTTTAGTCCGAATGAATCAGACAAAAAAGTTTTTAAAGAGATCAAATTGTATACAGGTCTTCATAATATGAAGGTTGTAGCTGTCAATCCAAACAAAGAAAGATTGGAAGAGATGGGTTACAAGCCTCAGAATGATCCTGTATATGTAACTACTGAGGAAGATGTGAAAAAGTTGAGACTTGATTTTCACCTGCACGGAATTGGTCCGGAGGGTGACAAGGTTATGACCAAAGTTGCTTTCTTCCTCGAAAACCAACACAGAACAAACAGGGACGGAACGAAATCCGAGTGGATCAATGACTTTGGTCGTACTGCTTGG